GCCATGGTGGCAGCACCGGAAGCCACCCATGAGGTGATGCCGGTTCCATCGGTTTGCAGGACATTGGTATTAGCGCCTGCACTGGTGGGGAGGGTAAATGTCCATGTCCCGGCTGCGGCTTGGGTGGCCACCGTCACGGTTCCGGAACCGCTGCCTTGCAGTGCCAAGTTCTTCCCAGCAGCCAATGTCCACGTCGCAGCGGTGCTGGAGGCATAATCCAGAACGGTGGAACCACCGACTTTAAATGTCGCAGTGGTTCCTTGGAAGTCTAATTCACTTTGAATCTTAAGGATAAAGCCGGTATCGTCCCAAAAGAACTTGGCGTTGTCTTGGGCGAGGGTGCCACCAGCCCCGACAAAGAGAACGCTACCTTGCGTACCCCCTGTTACAGTACCGCCGATGGACATGCCACCGCCCGGCCCGATGGGGATGCCGCTATCTTCTAATACACCGGGGGATAACCACGCCGCAAAGTTGCCACCAACAACAGGCGGAACCCAGAAGAGTTCTGATAGGCCGCTTCCGCCTATGGCCATGGCGACCCCTAGTCGCCAGCGGCGAGGCTCGCTATTTTAGCAGCCTTATCGTTCCACTTGGCCTTAAGAGCCGCAGCGTCGTTCCTGTCTGCGACGGCTGCATCATGGTGGGTCTTGGCTCTCGCTAAGAGGGCGTCAGCAGCCTTCTGGGCATCGGCAACAGTCTGGGCCGCCTTGGTATCGGCGGCGGCCATGACTTTTTGGTGGGCGGCTGTAGCCGCATCCCTTACCTCAATGGCCTTCCTGTGGGCATCCGCTGCCCCGGCCTTTAGGGCTTCGGCTTCCGCCTTGGCCATATAGGCCGCATTTAAAGCGTCATTGGTGGCTGCCTTGGCGGCCGCTTCATGGGAGGCTAATCTAGTCTTAATGTCGTCCGCTTGTTTGTTGGCATCATCCAATAGGGCCGCACACTTCTCTCGGGTACTATCCAAATGTCGGGATGCCTCCACATGGGCCACGGCGGCTGCCTTCCCTAGATTAAGGTCCGCTAGCGCCGTCTGGTGTTTCGCGGTGGCGTCTTGGAGCTTGGTGAGTCGATCAATGAATTCAGGACCACCATTGATGATGGCCTTCATGTCGATGTCTGGACCGATTGATAACGACATTGTTTAAGCCCCAGACTGAATGACAGTGGCGGTAATGGTTTGCTGCGAAGCACCAGCGGTCACATTCAATCTCAGTGCAGCACAAGGAAAAGCCACATTGCCGGTGGCATTGCTGGAGTTAGAGGCTAAGCCACTTAACTGAAACCACGTGTCATTGCTGCTCAACCAAACACTCGTGCCGGTGAACCCAAACGCTGCCTCGATGTTCCAGCTAGGGGCGGCAGCAGTGCTGTTGACGACAACACCGATGCCTAAATTAAAAGGATTATTAAGTACGTCTGGAAACCAGAACGGGAATCCATTCGTACTGGACAATCCAGTCAGGGTTTGAATATTACGTGTGCCTTCAGCCATTTACTTGGGCCTAAACTTCGCGAATGTTATAGCTAAACGGGCTCGTTTGCCAGTAACACCGGGTGAATCTTTATGGGCTTGAGCATAGGCGGATGTGGACATTCCTGCCCGAGAGGCAGCCTTACGTAAGGCACCGGGGTGGTGAACCGCTGACTTCATCCATCCTCCCTTGACCCCGCCGCCAGAAGCGTACTCGGCAGAGCCGGTTATTCCCCCTTGTGTTTTAGGTGATGGGGGTGAGGATGCTCGGCGGCGTTTGGGCCATGACCAATATGAGCGCCGGAGAACGGACTGGAAGTCATATCTTTCCCAGAAGCATGTACCTTACCAACACCGCCTCCACGAGCCCGCTTATCGAGGCGGCCACCCGCAGCCTTTCCGGGGGCTTTAACTTCGCCACCGGAAGCCTTCTTGACCTTGCCGCCAGACTTCTTTTCCTCGGCTTCGTGTTCCACATGAGAACCTTTGCCGGTATACATTTCTCGTTTGCCTTCGTGCTTGGGGGCGACCCCACCACCTTTGGCTTTCTTCTGTGCTTCATGACGTTTGGCCATCTAAGCCTCCTTAAACACTTGAGAATTGAGTTGCACCAAACAGCGTGTAGAAGCTGGTGGCCGTGATACCGTTCAAACCCGCCACCGAAGACGGTGAGGTGGCACCGGGTCCAACCGTTGGTGTAACAGTCATGACCAACCTGTTAATGGTAGCACCGGTCGAGTTGCTGGGGTTGGTCGAGGTCCATGTACCACGAACGTCACCGTTTGTCGAGGTGGCGGTTGCCAGCGAGGAACCGAAGACGTGGTTACCCGTGCTGGCGGTAATCAAGACAGCATTGGTGGACCCGCCATACCAGATGGTCAGATAGGCCGGATGCTGAACCAGCATCGGGAATCCGAAGGTATCGGCCGTACCGACAAGGATGCCGGTCGAGGCCAGCGTGGTGCTAGCACTGATAGCACTGATGTACTTGTAGGTTTTCTTGCTGGTCATCAGGGTGTTGGTAGCCGCAATCTGCTCCGTCACCTTGAAACCGTAAGCATCACGACCGGCAATCGTCCAAGTTCCACTGTCCGCACCGGTGGCCAGAATGGTAATCGCCCGACCGCAAACCGTATTCGGGTTCCAGATTTGGATGGTGTTGGCTTGACCGAAAGAGACGCCAGCCGCCGAAGAACCGCCGCAGGGGCCGTCAATGCAGAGCAGGGTACCTGCCAGCTTACCGGTTTCAGGGGCGATGATACAGGAGACCGTGGTGATACCGGCACCGGTGGCCGATAGCGTCAGCGCAGCACCACCACCGTTACCGGTGGAGGCCGCCGCGATGGCATTGGTAGAGACGGTGGAGGGAACATAATCCACCACACCTTGCTGGCCATAGAAGCCGAAGATGGGAACGTTGGGACCATTACCGGGCTGATAGCCGTAATTGAACTGAGAACGCGGATCGAGCATACCGTCGCCCAAGTCAATCAGACTTGGGCCACGCTGTTCATTATACGATGTGGTGGCACCGGAAGCACTTACGGTGATACCGTAGAGGATTTCCGGACCAGAATTTGCCGTAATTGCCATGGTCTATTCCTTTACCTGTTGAACCTTACGAAAGCGGGAAGGTCCCCCAGATGGCACGCCAGTCGTAATAGGTAGGCACGTACCGCTGATAGCCCTTCACCAACAGGTTGTCGGTGGTGAACTCAACGGACATATCCATCTCGAACGGCTTGCGGTTGAAGAAGATCAGGCCATCATGGTTGGTCAGAACAAACCATGCGAAGGAAGAGGTAAGATAGTCATAACACATATACCCTTCCTTGAGCGAGTCGTTCATGCCCAAGATGGCATTGACATCGTTCTCGGCCGTACCGGGGCGAAGCTCGGAACGGAACAAACGCAGGCAGATGGGCTCCAAGTTCGGAGGCGCAATGACCTTGCGGCCCCTTGCGTGAATCTTCAGACCGGCATTGTCCTTCCATGTGGTGCGGATGGTAATGAGCGCATTCAGAAGCGAAGTCTCATTCAGGTCCACGTCAGGGGAGGGCTGGTTGGGGATGGAAGCGTTAGGCGGATCAATGGGATGGCCGGTCGAGTTGACCAGCGAAACCAAGTCACCCTGTACTTTCGGGTCAAAGGTGGTCGCTAGGTTCAGAACGTTGGCCGCGTAGATTTCCTCGGTCTCCTTAAACGACTCCATCAGACCGTCGTTGGAGGGACCAAACTCTGCCTTGTAAAGGTTGTCATCGATGGCCTTGCGGGTCATCGCGTAGCCCAGTCCGATTTCCAAATGCTCTGCGTTGTACACAAAGCGCTGGCCAGCGGAGTTGTCGAACGAGGTCGGGGCGCCTTCTTGCTTTAGCTGAGCGAAGCCCAGATAACGCATGGCGGCCCGGCGTTCGAGAGCCATTTCCGAGTTGGTCTGCCGAAAGATTTTCGGCCACTGACGCTCGATTTGGGCGTACTTGCCACTGATACCCCAGAGGCCGGGAAGGAGCAAATCCCTGATTTGGCTTAATGCTACGGGCATTTATATCGCTCCTATTAGGTCGAGCCAGTGCCCAGCAGAGACCTGCGGAGCGAGTTGTTAAGGGATACGACGACGATGGCACCAGCCGTGGTACCGTCCGCCCCATTCGTTCCCGGAGGGAAGTAATTGGACGTGGTATCCACTAAGCGGAACGGTAAGCTGGCGCCCAAGGTAGCCGTGGTGGAAACCAGAGCGATGTTGGAAATACCAGTTGCGGTATTGCCACTCTTCTGTGGGGCCACGGTATCCGAAGAAGTGAACCCAAAGTTCAGGCCGATGGCGGAAGTACCCACCACAGCACCCGTGGTGCATTGCACCGTAAACAATTGGTTCGGGTCTTCAATGACATAGGCATCACAGGGAGAGCTAGAACCAACACTGGCCGTAAAGAAGGACGACCAGACGGTTCTGCCAACAGTGGGGCTGAAGAACTTACAACCAGCAAAGACACCCAGAATTGGCTGGGTGGTATTAACGCCGGAAGAAGGAAGGGAGATAAAGCCCAGTGGGGCTGTGTTTGCACCGGTGCTTAGACAAACAACGTCACCAGTAAAGTAGCTATTGGTGTCGCTGGAGGCTAAATAACGGCGTGTAAGGCCCATGGTCGGCGCAGCGCCATCCATGTCGCCGAACGACCGAAAACCAAATGGGGCAAAGGTGTTTGCCATGGTTGACTCCAATTGGTCTTTTCGTGAGCGTCACGAACTTCGACCAAGGTGAAACCAACCACAGCGCGTGGAGGCAATAAGTTACGTTAGCACTAATCCTCGGGGGCCACAAGCCTCTCGACGGACTTCTTGATTCTATTACTGTTTATAGCAGATGGATGCTGGGAGTCAAGTGTCGTTCCTAAGTCACCACTTTGCCATGCGGCTTCTTTAATAGCAACCTGCTCCCGAGCTTCACGGACCTCTTGCCGCTTGGCCTTAATATTGAAGCCCTTGGGTCGGACCATCAGCACCGTACCGGTCATCTTGATCTCGCCGGGAGCCCCCCTCGGCATAAACATGCCGTCTAGCTGACCATCGAAGTCGTCTTGGTGAACTGGGGTCCAACCTTTCTTTTCGAAAGAAGCCCGGTGTTGAGCAAAGGGTTGCCCCAACACACTCTCGGTAACCCATTGAAATGCATAACCTTCTGGCACCATGCTGGCCGGGATATGCATCTTGTCGGGGTTATCTGACTCGTCTGGATTAACGGTCTCCCAATTCGGTGGCGCCCTCATTTTAAGGGTAGGCTTAGCTTCGTGCTTGGGTTCTCGTTCAATCGTTGTATTCTTGCGTGGCATTATGACCCCCTTAGAATAGTCTTAGCGAATACATCTGGATGCTTAGCACCCTTACTTAGATTACATGTCCTGCAAGTGACTTGCAAGTTGTCCGGGCTATTAGACCCACCAAGAGAGATGGGTATGATATGATCTATGTGTTTGTTTTTATTAGTTATTTCAACACAACAATAGGTACATTTACCACCTTGTGCGGCCAGTATAAGAGCTACATCTTCGGCTGTGTGAGTTCCGCCATTACTTCGCTTCTTAGCCCTATAGTTCCTTAAATAGGCAGCCATTCTATCGCGATTGGCGGCAATCCACTTTCTACTGCGATTAAGGCATTCTTCTAAATGTGTTGCGCGAAATTTTTTATAGCTTGCCTTAACCTTGTTTTTATTGGCAGCAGCCCAAGCGCGATCAGTTGTATTTTTTCTATCGCGATTATCAACCCTCCACTTGTTGACTCTTGCCTCTCTCCTGCCGGGATTTGCATGATCCCATTTTTTAACGCGTGCGCAAGCACAAGCGGCACATGCCCAATCATCGACACGCCTTTTCGCAATGTGGCCATTTTTGCACGGTTTACCGGTAAAATACCATTTGAGGCCGCGTTCTCTAGCCTGCTTTCCTGTAATGATTTCCATGGTTTAGTCCTATGGGTCTCCGCCGTACATCCCATTAGACTTATGGGCGCGAAGTTTCAAGAGGTTTTCCGCATAGGTTTTTTCATCGATACCGGACAGCTTGGCTGCCTCTTTCATCGCAGGAGTGAGTCTGATGGTACCCGGTTTATCGCCACTGGCGGACGGAGGGTCGCTTCGGGACACAGGAGCACTTACCATGGATGGACGCCTCGCTTGGGGTTCTTCGTAATCATCATCGTTCTCGTTTTGTTCTGGTTTTGTTCTCATGCCGAGCTTGGTCTCCATGGACTCGATATATCCAGTGGAACCAAAAGCATGGCCTTCATCGATCACTTCATGATGAAGGTAGTTGATCTTGGCGTTCTTTTTGGGGTCGTTGGCGTAATCAGGGTGAACCC